TAAACTGGTTAAACCTATTGGAGCTGCCCCACTATTATCTGTAAGTACTTCTACTCCGTTAATCCATAAAGCAAAATCATTGGCTTTCCATTTTAAAGCTATTTTGTTGTAGTCAGTAATATCAGTAACATCATACCCATTATTAAAAACATTTGAACCTCCTGAGGTTACTCTTGCTTGTATTCTATTAGAAGCAGACCATTTAAAGATGACCACTCTATTATTTAATGTGCCATCAGATAATGATAACCCTTCTAATTGACTATCATTTGCTAGTGCAGCTATCTCTGCATATAACACACCCTCTGTTGAGTTTATTAAGTCAGCACTACCAGCACCAGTTGCAGTCTCTGTAGCTCTTGTAACTGTACTTCCAGTTAGTGTTGGTATGTATGATGTACTATAGGATAAGGCTTCAGCTTGTGCGCCCCATATATAAATATCAGTAATAAAAGTATCGCCATCATTTACAATATACATAGACGAACCATCGGCAGTATAATCAAACCTCTGCCATTCACTCGTAGCAGTTTTTAAATCAGAAACATTAGATGCACCTGTATAGAAATTAAAGTTATCATTACCACTTCCTGTTGATTTTACATATAATGATACGGTTAGTGGATTTGAACTACTAAATGATGGACTTTGTATAAATGTGTTAAATGTAGCAGGGTTTGTCAATCTATAAACCCCTAAGCTACCATCAGGTGCAACTACATCACTTTCATAAGTTAAAGTTGTGTTAATACCTAAAGTCCACTTAGTAAAATCCTCACTATAAGTAACAAGATTAGTAGAAGTAGGCTCTAACAACCAATGCCCATTCTCTCCATTACTATCATAGTTTATTCTTGGAATGTTGTTGGTGTCTATAACTTCTTGTGCTGTTACATTTGTTATTGAGCCTTCAAAAGTAACATTTCTAAATACTAAATTAACATTATCAGAATTAGCATAAAAAGTATAAGTACCATCAGAAGTATTAGTAATATCTTCTGTTACACTATTACCTCCTACATATACAAGTAATCTACCATCATTAGAATTTGATATAGTGAAAGTTAATTTATATGTTTGACCAGTTGTAAACACGCTATACTGATAAAAGTTAGAAGCAACACTACCAGTTTTGATAGCTTGATTATCTCCTAAACTCCAACCAGTTTCTAAATTCCAATAGTCATTAGGGTCTAGTTCTTGGACTACTATATTGGTTATTTTAACATCAGACGTGTAAGACCTTCTGTTAAATATTATGTCTGTTATATCAGCACTCCAATAAAGTGTGTAGGATTGTGTTGTGTCAATTCTTAAAACTTCACTACCACCACTACCCTCTAATTTTGCAGAGCCAGATGTTACTATTGCATCAAGTGTTATTTTATAACTTTTACCAACAGTAAAAACATTTGATTGTATTAAACTACTACCAGCACTTGTTGTACTTATCAAACGTGCATAATTATCTTCTACACTCCACTTAGCTCCTAAACTCCAATATGGTACTTCTTTAACTGATACGTTGTCCCAAAAACCATAAGCACCATCATCATAAACGTAAAGCCTTAAATTTTCTGTAGTTGAGGTAGCTATAAAAGTGGTTGATATTGTGCCATCAGAATATAAATTATTAAATCCAGCATTAGGAGTATATAAAGCTAATCTAGTAGATGTGCCGATTTCACCTTCTGCATTTATTTGGTAAGTTTTACCAACAGTTAATCCAATTATATCTTGCTGACCATAACCACTACCAGCACCATCAACAGTAACTTTTAACCTATCATTTTCAATAGATAAAATAGCACTAGCATTATTTATCCAATGATTAGTTCCATCACTAAAATCTCCATTTCTAACTAACTCACTACCTAAGTCAAAAGTACCATTCTGTACTAAGTCTGGTCCTATCTCACTGAAGTCTCCGTTCTGTACTAGGTTACTTCCTAGAGTTCTACCTACCATCTCGACTAAGCCACTAGAATTAACTCTACTAGCAACTGATGCTCTAGAGAATACAAAGTCCTCATATGGCTGCTCAATAGGTGCTACGTTGTACATAGTACCAGCCTTATACCCAGTAGGAGTTAAAATAATATTCGCTTTGTCTAGTAGTCCCTCTGCCATTATGTTATGTCGTTAAGTTCATTTAAGAATGCTAGTGTATCTGTAGTATTTTCCATTACGCCTCCAGCAGCTACTACTCTATCGTTTAGTACACTTAAGTACTGAGCTGGTGTTGGGTCAAATAGTCCACCGTCAACGATAGTCCATCCATCGTCTTCTATTAATGATACCTTAGAATAGAATGCACTAAATGTATATTGACTACCTCCAAAGTTAATATTTATATCAGCATCTACTTCACCACTTGCCCAAGCTATTAGCGTTGCGTCGTAGTTAGCATTAGATAAGCCACTAGCGTTCTGCATAAAGTTAGTAAAGTTAGCAACGTTGCTTATATTCCAACCAGCTAGAGATTGGTCAAACCTATCACAATTAAAGAGCATTTCACTCATATCCTCAGTATCTTGAATAGACCAAGAAGATATATCTCCATTAAACTGTACACAGTTATAAAACATTCTACTCATACTTACAACTGCTTCTACCTCCCAATTACTTAAGTCTTGATTGAATGTTAAACAGTTTTCAAACATAGAAATATAACTTCCAGAGGTTTCTGTATTCCAACTATTTAAAGGTTGGTCAAAAGAATAGCAGTCTTTAAACATTTTATCAAAGAAGTAAACACCAGATACATTCCATTCATCTACTACGCCATCATAGTTAGTACAGCCTTCAAATGTGCTAGTTAAATCATCTCCAGATATAGTAGGATAGTCAGTAGCGTTAGCTTCTAAATTAGAGCATCCAAAGAATGCTTTATTGGTAGATATATTTAAAGTACCCCAGTTACTGATGTTAAGTATTTTAAGCCTATCTTGTGTATTATTGAATTGCCACCCTTGTATAGTTCCCTCTATGCTTATCTGATACTCTCCAGCACTACTATAAGTGTGTGTTATCTCTTCTTGATTGTAGCTAGTTATTGTGCTACTACTACCATCTCCCCATAGTACTGTACAATTATAAGAGCCAGAAGCTACAGTAGGTAGTTTAAATTGTGTGTTAAGTGTAGAGCCATCAGAAAGGTTAGCAGTATCTATTGTAAATACAAATTGATTAGGAGCTACTGTAGATAAGTCTACTACGTCATTTTTCTCTAACGTAAGTATCATTGCATCCTTTCTATTGCCTACTTGTTTTATTGCTTTTATAGAATAGTTAGTAGAGCCATTCTGAATAAAGTATTGTGGAGTAGTGCCTATGTTAGTTCGGTATCTTATTAAGCACTCTATAGTCTGCGAGTTAATTAAATCGTCAGCATCATAGGTAGTATTACCAGACTTAAAGTCAAAGTCTCCATATATAGTTACATAACTATTATCTAAAACTACTCTCTCGCCATAAGCGTTAGTAGAGTAAGTTTGTGTATAGAGCTTTAGTTTTCTATCTAGTTTACCTATTATCATAGTTCTAGCAAACGGTAAGGAGTTAGTAAATGTTCAACCATTAATGGCAATTCGTTTACTTGTGTACCCATTACCACGTCTTGTCGGTTTTCGTAATATCTTCCTATTACAATATACATAGCTTGTTTTATAGCATCTTCAACATCAGAAGCTGCACTACCTACTACAAACTCAACCTCTACAGAGTTAGCTCGTTCGTAAGTGTCTGGAAAGTTACCGTCTTCAGCTTGGTATATCCTTCCTGGTTTTACTCTTATATCAACATCGTACTGAGATGTGTCAAGAGTTTGTAATGTATTGTCGGTATCATAATACTTAACGTGAGTAACATTAGCTACGTTACCTACTTGTAAATCCATAAAAGGAGGAAACTCATCGTAGTAAATATTATATGTTTGTGTGATTAATCTACGTCTAGTAAACTGTTCTACTACATTAGTAGCAACACCTATTAACGAAGTGATATAAGCATCGTCATCGTCATAATCGGAATCAACTCTTAGAAAAGCCTTAGCCTCTGCTAAAGATATTGCAGTAGTAGCTGGTCCAGTCTTTAGTACTAACTTACCATAAGGTACATAGTTAGTCCCTCGTAAAGTGTTAAAGTTGTAGTCGTAGTATTCCATTTTAAAAAATAAATGGTAGGAGGTTTTACCCTCCCACCAATTAAAAAATATAATTAAGCCTCGATTAATTTAACGAATGCTGTGTCATTTTGTACACAGTCTCCATCAACTAAAGAAGTAACAATCATTCTTGTTTGTCCAATACCACCGTCAGTGTAAGGGTCTACTAGAATATCTAGTCCACCAAACTGAGCGATATGACATTTAGAGAAGTCTCCGAATAGAGCGTGGTCTTTACCAGCAGTTCCACCGTTTCCTACGTTTGGAGATACGAAAGAGAAGTAACCGTTAAGTTCTTTTCTAGCGTTATCATAGATAGGAGATACGTTAGATACTTGAGCCAATCCTTTTACTGTAGCGTAAGCAGATGGGTCTAGTAAGTAAGCTAATCTTGCACCTTCTAACTGTACACCGTTAGCAATTAAGTCAGTTTCCATTTCTAACCAATCAGCAGCAGTTACAGCAGTTGGTCCAGTTGCAGCGTCAGCAAAGATTGATTCTGGAGCATTTGATACATCACCAGTTCCTAATAAAGCAGCTTCTAAAGTAGCAGCTACAGATGCAGCCATATTTCTTCTTAAAGCAGCCTCAATACCAGAGTTTTGAGCTAAAGCCTCAGCAGAAACATTTACAATAGAAATTAATTTATGTGGCTCTAAAGTTACGCTAGAAGCAGTACCGTTAGCAGCTGGAGCAGAGCCACCAGCTTCTGGTACGAATCCAGAGTTGATTGCACTAAATACTGGGAACTTCATATTGTTCACACCAGAGTAAAAGTTTGCACCAGCAGAAGCTAAAACTAAGTTAGCCTCTAGTTGGTCAGTCCAAGCCATTACTTCAGTAGCGTTACCAGCATCAGTACCTACTGCTGCACGAGTTAATACACTTGAAGGAATTGCAATACCTTTGAAAGATTGACCAGTGTAACGAGCTTCGTTACGAGCTTCTTGGTCCATTTCTTTTACTAGACCTTCTAAACGTCCAGTGTAAGCAGCGTTCATTGCTTCTTGGAAAGAATACTCACGAACTTCTTTTGGAGCGTTTTCTCTTTCTTCTTTTACAGCTTTAGTAGCTTGTAGCTTCTCAAAGTTAGCAGCACGAGTTGCCATTGAGTTTAGCTCTTCTACCTTGTCATTTAAAGAGTCGAAATCTGTTTTCTCATCAGAAGTTAAGTCTCTACCTTCAGCAGCAGAAACGATAGCTTCCATTTTTTCGATATTTACAGCTCTCTCCTCTATGTAAGATTTTGAGTTTTTCATTTTACGAAAATTATTATTAATATTTATTTTTTAAGACCTTCAAACGCATTTCAGCGAGGGAGCGTTTCATTAAGTCTTTTTCTTCTTTTATGCCCTCTTCTTTTTCCTTAGCTAAGTTCTCTTCTAATTTCTTAGCCTCTTCTTGTTCTTGCCACTCTTCCATCGAGCGTAAAGCTACTGAACTACTTGCAGCGTTGTATGCTGGGTAAGTTACTGAGCTTACATCGTATAAGCGTGATACCTTATTTATAGTTCTAACGTTCATACCGTCTTTCATCTCCCAAGAGTCATCCTCTACAGTAAATGCAAAACTAGACTGGCTGATAGTACCATTCTTTAGCAACTCCATTAAGTCTCTAGCAGTAGATGTGTTAGGCATATCAGCTTCGTAGCGTAGTCCCTTCTCATCTACAGATAGTCTTAAAGTGTTGTTAGTAGTTCTTGCTAGTACTAAGTTAGCATCGTGGTTTACTAAGAATCTTACGTCATCTTCTAATCTACCTTCAAATGCCTCTGGAGCAATGTACTCTCTAAAGCCACCTAAGTCATTAGACATTGAATTAAAGACTGCACCGTAGCCTACTACAGTTGGATTATCGCCATCCATTCTTAGCTCTAAATCTTGAACGTCAATAGTTCTAATTTCTTTATTTTTCATATTATCAAATTTTTCTTCTTTTTCTATTTCAGCTATCTTTCTCTTAGTCCAAGCGAAGCCAGGGTCTCCTCCCCATAATGCCCAAGCTATTCGACCAGCACTTGGGTAGCCTTCGTCTCCACTATAAAAGCCTTGACCTTCTTTGTCTACTTCGTGTCTGCTTAAATAAGAGTACATTCTTTTGACAGTTCTTATTGAAAGATTAGCTCTGTTCTTAATATCTCTTGCTCTTGCAACACCTACCTCAGTTCCTCCTCTACCAAACTCTTCTCTCCACTCTAAGCCTTGTGTAGCTTCATCAGCCATCTCTTGAGTTGGCTTTGTATTTATATCAGATAAAGCCATCTACTCTTTATCCTCCTCTTCTACGTCTCCAACTGGAGCAAAGTTTAAAGGCATAAATAGTTGGTCTCCTTCTGGACCTACTCTATTTAAGTCTTCCATTCTTCTTATTTCGTTAATGCTTAATGCACCTATACTAGCCATCTCTCTATAGTAAGTAGCTCTAGAAGAACTATCTCCTCTTAGTAAAGCATTAGCATCTAGCTTAATTGTAAAGCTACCAAATTCGTTTTGTCTAAATAGTTTACGATTTAACTCTTGCTCAATAAGCACCATATAAGGAGTCAAAGTAAATCTAACAAAGTCTATACTTAATGCTTCTATACTTGAATAGTTAGCAGCTTTCTCTAAGTGTCCTATTAATGATAAAGGTACTTTGAATACTCTAGCTATCTCTTCTATTTGAAAGCGTCTAGTTTCTAAAAGCTGATACTTGTTAGCATCGATATTAGTCTGCTCGAATGTCATTCCCTCTTCTAAGATAGCAGTCTTACCAGCTACAAACGAGCCAGAATAGTTTTGATTCCAAGAGTTCTTTAATCTTGCTACAGCTTCTTTAGATAGTTTACCTGGATGCTTAATCACTCCACCTACTTGAGCAGAGTTTCCTAAGTAGCTGTTAGCAGTATCGTTAGCTGCAATAGAAGTAGCTATAGTTGTATTTTGTGCTTTCAATACGCTAACACCCTCACATCCATTAAAGGATAGGTTAAAGAAGTGTAACATATCTTCTTTCATTACTCCTATCTCATAGTCTTTAATGTCGTAGTAAATATTGCCTTCGTGCTTTATTACCTTAACATCTTGTGGGTTAATAGGTATAAGAGATACTGGTCGAGCGTTAGAATCTCTTTCTATATAAAAATACGCATTCCCTTCTAACAATAAGTTAGTCATTAAAGTATCTAGGAATGTGTACGGTGTCATATACTCGTTAGGATAACGAGCTAGGAGTTGGTAGATTGGATGGCT